TTTGATGATGATTTCGGATTCACTAAAGCTGAAATGGTTCAAATGGATAAACTGATTAGTAAAATCAAGGGTATGCATGTATCTAGTTTTGATGGTGGTTCTTCTGCTCCAGCTTCTTTAGAGTTTTATGGTGATAAATCATCTTTAGATAAGTTTGCTCAAGATAGAAATGTGCAAAAGATTGCTAAGAAATACAAAACTAAAGTGGAAGTGTTTTTAAACAAATAGTTATTACCTTAGAAGGGTTATATATAATATATGATGAAAATATTTGAAGAGTTGACGCATAGAAACTTTAAACTTTATGCAGCACAAAATTATAATAATCCTGAAGCCATTGATGTAGATGAGTTTAAGGAAGACGTAAGTAGATTTAAATATATTAAACGCTTACTAAGTCGCTATGAAGCACATGGAGACTTACAAGAGAGATTAATATTAAATCATTTAATTGTATTATATAATGTCTTTGGTATAGATTGTGCAAATAAAATGTTGTGGTTTAAAATAGAAGAACAACACTGGACTTATATTAAACCATTTCTAGTGTTTTTAAACTATTTGCCGATAGATGAAAAGGTAGAGGTTCCACTGGATCCGGAAATAATAGAGAGGTTAAGAAAACTATAATGGGCTTAATATCAAGAACTGGCGATTTATTCTATGCCTTTAGGTTTCTTAGAACTCTAACCAAGCAGTGGGATCAAATGGAAGCCTTTGAGTTAGGTATCATTGATGAAAATGGCAAGGTATTAAAGAAGGCAAAGCAATTAACCACGCCTGAAGAGAAATCTGCATATACAGTATTTCATAGACTTGTTTTTAATATTAAAAGATTGCTGAATAAATTACCATTTGGCAAATCTAAACTAGCCTCTTATGCAGCTGCACTGTTTCTAATTAAAGAAAACACAGGGTTAACTGAAGAGGAAATTAAAAAGGTAATGTCGGAAGTGTTAGACAATATGGAAGAGCTTGAAGAAGCTACTTGGTTCCAAGAAGATAGTAGATTAAAGCCAGGTAAGTATAAACTAACAGAAGAAGTGGTATCACCAACAACAGGAGAAATTGTTGCATACCCTAAAGATATTATCGAAGTAACAGATTTTATAGAACCTGTGGACAGGTTGTTTAGCCAAAATATATATGAAGTAACACATATTAAAACTGGTTTAAAATTATATATTACAAATGGAGAAATTAAAAGATGAAAAAATTTAAAGATGTATGGGAAACAGCTGCCAATGCTACTGGTGCAAGTGTTTCTATGCCTTCAGATGTATCTCATTCTAAAAAGAAAAAGAAAGATATGTATGACGGTAGAACAAAAGCAGGTAGAAAGTTCGTAGAAAGAATTTTGGCCAGAAGAAAAGCAGCAGAAGCTAAAAAGGTAAGTGAATTTAAAAAAGGTTAAATTATGTCTAAAATATTGATTGGAATAATTGTTGTTATGGGTTTAGGAGGATATTTCCTCTATAATAAAAATTTAGAATTAGTTCAACTAAACAAGGCATATGAAGTAAGAGATGCCGAACAAAGGGCAACAATCGTTGCCATACAAGAAAACATGGAAACTACTCAAAAAGCATTGACTGGACTCCAAGTTAAAAATCAACAATACGAAGAAGAAATGGCCGAATATTTAGATATATTCAGGCGCCATAATCTAGCAAAACTAGCAAGTGCAAAGCCCGGATTAATTGAACCAAGTGTTAATAAGAGAACTAAGGAGGTATTTGATGAAATTGAAGACATTAGCAATCGCATTTCTAGCCTTAATAATTAGTGGTTGTTCTCTATTAGGTCCTAAAGAAGTTGAAATCATAACAAAGCCCGTTAAGATAGATATTGTCCAACCTGTTCTTCCTAGAAGTATTAATTTAAAAGAACCTAAATGGTATGTGGTTTCAGATGCTAAAGTAATTGAAAATTGTCTAAAGAATGAAGAAGGCAAATCAGATTGTAAATTAGGTAGGGAAGATAGGTATCCAGAAGGATATACACACATGGATAAATTTATAGATGCCATGCGTAAACAGCACGGAGGCGATGTTGTCTTTGTTGCAATGACGGTTGAGGATTATGAGCTTATGGCTTATAACACTCAGGAAATTAAAAGATATATAAGTCAACTAGGCGAAGTAATTGTATACTATCGTAATGTAACTATAGGTGATGATAATGCTGGAGCAGTTGAAATTAAGGTGGAGGAAAATGAGTAAAATAAAAGAATTAGGTAAGTGGGATAGAGCATTAATTGCTGCAAAATTATCTGCCCTTGCATATAAAAATGAAAAACAAGCTGTCGATGGGGCTAAAAAATTAGGATTCCCATGGGCAAAATTAATTAGCAGAGATGGTGCAGAGGTATTAGTCGCAAAAGACAGAAATGATATGTGGTTTGCATTTAGGGGTACAGAACCTTCTAAACTAAATGATGTCATGGCTGACTTAAATGTTATTAAAAATTCGGCCACAGCAGGTGGTAAAGTTCATAGTGGATTTCAAAAAGAAGTTAATGACTTATGGCTTGATATTGTAGCAGAATTAGAGCACAATGATCAATTAAAAGTAAGAAAAGACGTATATTTTACTGGACATAGTTTAGGAGCAGCGATGGCTACTATTGCTTCTACTAGGTACCCACAGGCTCAAGAATTATTTACATTCGGTTCACCGAGAGTAGGTGGCAAACACTTTATTAAAAATATCACAGTACCACATACAAGATTTATGAATAACAATGATATTGTGTGTAGAATACCGCCCGCATGGTTAGGATTTAGGCATCATGGAGAAATGGTGTATTTTAATCGAAATGGTGAGGCACAGGCTAAACCTACCTGGACTGATTTATTTTATGGTATTTTAAACTCATGGAAAAGATTTAAGTTTTTCGATGGGATTGTTGACCACGGCATTCCCAATTATGTAAGAGCTATTAATAGACTAAAGAAAAAGGATAAGTGATGCACTGGTTAATCGTACTATCACTAAAATCTATTCTCTCTAGTATTATTGGTTCCTCTTTTTATCAGTGGTTTCAAGGCACAACAATAGGTATTTGGTTCCAAAAACAAGTGGATAAGTTCATGGCTTACTTTGCAGAAAGATGGTCACTAGAACTAATGAAGAAAGATGCTAAATTCAGAAAGCAATATCCTCTACAAGCAGACAGATTAGATGCTTTAGATGAAGATATGGAAACTCTAGTTGAAATATTTGCAAAAGATATAGCAAAACATAAAAAATAATTAAAAAATGTGTTTACAATCCATGTGGGTTGTGATATAATATACATATTATACAATGAATGGAATTAATACAATGTCAATAAAGGTTACTAAGCGTGACGGCACGCTGCAAGAGTTTGATTTAGAGAAAGTACATCAGGTACTAGAATGGGCCGTTGCAGATATTGCCGGTGTCTCTATGTCAGAGATAGAATTAAAAGCAAATATACAATTATATGATAAGATTCCTGCATATGATATTCATGAGTTGTTAATCAAATCAGCTGCAGAACTTATATCAGATCATACCCCAAATTACCAATTTGTTGCTGCTAGGTTAATTTCTTATAAACTGAGAAAAGAAGTTTATGGGGATTATACACCTTGGCATCTAAAAGATCTTATTATTCAGAATGTAGACCGAGGAGTTTATGATGGCGGCATCATGAAAGCTTATGTACCTGAAGAAATTAATGATTTAAATGATTATATTAAACACGAACGCGATGATACCTTTACATTTGCAGGAATGGAACAATTTAGAGGCAAATATTTAGTTCAAGAAAGAGCAACTAAAACACATTATGAAACACCACAGATGTTATACATGATGGTTTCTGCTACACTGTTTCAGAATTACCCAAAAGAAACTCGTTTAAAATATGTAAAGGATTATTATGATGCAATTTCTCAATTTTATATATCACTCCCTACACCGATTATGGCAGGAGTGCGTACTCCAACCCGTCAGTTTTCAAGTTGTGTGCTTATCGAATCTGGCGATAGTCTTGATTCTATCAATTCTACTGCAACCTCTATAGTAAAATATATCAGTAAAAAGGCTGGTATCGGTATTGGTGCTGGTTCTATTCGAGCCGATGGGGCAAGAGTAGGTGATGGGTCTATCGTACATACTGGTTTAATTCCATTCTTAAAGTATTTTCAAGCCGCGGTTAAATCGTGTTCACAAGGTGGTGTTCGCGGTGGTGCTGCTACTGTATATCTACCAATCTGGCATTATGAGTTTGAAGACTTAGTTGTATTAAAAAATAATAAAGGTACTGAAGAGAATCGTGTAAGACATATGGATTATGCATTCCAATTAAATAAAACAATGTATGAAAGGCTATTATCTGGCGGAGATATTACATTCTTTGATCCAAGTGATGTGCCAGGTCTATATGAATCATTCTTTGATGACCAAGAAAAATTCAAAGAGCTATATGAAAAATATGAAAAAGCACGTAATATTAGAAAGAAAACATTACCCGCTTTAGATGTATTTCAAATGCTATTAACAGAAAGAAAAGATACTGGCAGGATTTATGTAATGAATGTTGACCATGCAAATGAACATGGCTCATTTAATCCAAAAGAAGCACCTATTCGTATGAGTAACCTATGTTGTGAAATAGACTTACCTACTAAACCACTTAATTCAGCCGATGATACAGAAGGGGAAATATCACTATGTACACTATCCGCAATCAACTGGGGATTAATTAATGAACCCAGAGAATTTAAAAAGTATTGCAATCTATCTGTCCGTGCTCTCGATGAGCTGCTTGATTATCAGTCTTATCCTGTACCTGCGGCAGAACATGGGACTATGAATCGTAGACCACTTGGTGTAGGAATTATTAATTTAGCATATTTCCTAGCTAAAAGAGGTCTAAAATATGATGAATCTGCATTTGAAGTTGTTGATGAATATGCAGAAGCATGGTCATATTATTTAATTAAAGCCTCTGCTGAACTGGCCAAAGAAAAGGGTAAAATACCTTTAAATAATGAAACAAAATACGCCAGTGGAGTACTGCCAATTGATACATATAAGAGTGCGATAGATAATTTAATAGAGCATAAAGAAAGGAAAAAGTGGGACGAGCTGAGAACTCAACTCAAAGACACTGGAATCCGTAATTCTACTCTAATGGCATTAATGCCTGCAGAAACATCCGCACAAATTTCTAATAGCACGAATGGTATTGAACCACCTCGTGCCTTGGTATCCTACAAGCAAAGTAAGGACGGGGTTCTTGCACAAGTTGTTCCAGGCTACCACCATTTGAAGAACAAGTATGACTTGTTATGGGACCAAGAAAGCCCTGATGGTTATTTAAAAATTTGTGCAATCTTACAGAAATATATTGATCAAGGCATTTCTGTAAACACATCATATAACCCAGAGAAGTTTGAGGATAATAAAATACCCATGTCCTCTATGCTTTCTGACTTGGTTACGGCTTATAAATATGGATTGAAGCAATTATACTACTTTAATACATATGACGGCTCTGGAGAAATTAAAGAAGAATTACCAGAACTTGATCAAACAGAGTACGATGAAGAGGACTGCGAAAGCTGCAAGATATGAAGAAAAGGCCCAAAATAAAAATGAAAGGTGGGGGTGAATGGGACGCTCTTACAGACGCTAAAGGATTCTACTGCTATTTAGCTAGACCAGGAGTATCAGCTAGTATTAAAAAGGGTTATAATAAACGATTTAGAAAACAAGGAAAATTAAATGGCTGTATTGAAGAAGAATAAAAAATCTCATTTAACTAAAAATCTATTCTTAGATGAATCAGTAGATATTCAGAGATTTGATGAAGTAAAATATCCACAAATTGAAAAAATTACAGAAAAGCAATTAGGATTCTTTTGGAGGCCCGAAGAGGTAGATATTTCAAAAGATAAAAAGGACTTTAACGGACTAACAGATCATGAAAAGCATATTTTCACTTCTAATCTCAAGAGGCAAATACTACTGGACTCGGTTCAGGGTAGAGCTCCCAATTTGGCATTCTTACCTATTGCAAGTTTACCAGAGCTTGAAAACTGGATCGAAACTTGGAGTTTCTTTGAAACTATTCATAGTAGATCTTATACTCATATTATTAGGAATGTTTACGCTGACCCTTCTACTGTATTTGATGGTATGTTAGATGTAAAAGAAATTCTAGATTGTGGCAACGACATCGCAAAATACTATGATGATCTAATTGATTGTAATAATAGTGCCACTAATAAAATGGACCATAAACGATCTCTTTATATGTGCATGATGAGCGCAAATGCACTTGAAGGTATTAGATTCTATGTATCATTTGCCTGTAGTTGGGCCTTTGCGGAATTAAAGAAAATGGAAGGTAATGCAAAGATTATTAAATTTATTGCACGTGATGAAAATACCCATCTTGCCGGTACTACTACCATTATTAAAAAGATGCTTCAGGAAGATAAAGACTTTGTAAAGATTGCAAAGGAAATGGAAGACGAGGTAGTTGCATTATTTACTAAAGTTATAGAACAAGAAAAACAATGGGCTCATTATTTATTTAAAGATGGCTCTATGATTGGGCTTAATCAAGCAATACTAGAAGAATATATAGAGTGGATTGGTTGTAAGAGAATGAGAGCACTAGGTTTGCCTTGCCCAAATACAGTCCCTCAAGCAAACCCATTACCTTGGACACAAAAGTGGATAGGTGGTGGTGATGTACAGGTTGCTCCGCAAGAAACAGAGATTACATCTTATGTTACAGGTGGAGTAAAGAAAGATGTTGACGAGAACACATTATCAGGATTGAGCTTATGATGCATGTACCATGGTTTACTAAACCTGAAGCCCAAAAAAAGGTTTTACAAGTAGTTAATTTATCACCAAATGAATCAATGGTGGAAAAATTAACAGATATACACCCAATGCGACAAATTGTTTGGGCAACAGTCATTCAAGGCTCAGTCTTTGCAGCAATGTTGTTTTCGTTTTGGATAATTAATGGAGTAGTAAATTGATAGCAGAAATATATGGAAAAGAACAATGTCCTTTTTGTGATATGGCCAAAGTGTTATGTACACAGAAAGAGGTAAAATTTGAATATAAACAACTTGGGGCAGATTTTACAAGAGAAGAAATGATAGAAAAATTCCCAACTGCAAGAACATTCCCACAGATTATTTTAGATGGGCAAAAAATTGGCGGATACGAACAGTTAAAACAAAAAATAGGTTAGGAGACTAAATGTTCACTTATCAATTAGAATGTGAAGGCTGTTTTTCTTCCTGTGAAATTATTTTTGAAGGTGATGTGCCTGAAAGAATACATTGCCCTCATTGTGGAGAACAACAGGAATCTGATGACAGATTCGGCGAACTAGATTTTGATGAATAAATAAGAGTATGACATGGCATTATCAAGGCAGAGAGTACGACTTGCCAGAAGGGCAAGATCCCAAAGAACTATATGGTTTTGTTTATCTGATAACGAACCGGGCCACGGGTCAGAAGTACGTGGGGAAGAAGTTCTTTTGGTTCAAAAAGACACTACCAATAACCAAGACTCGAAAGAGAAGAAAGAGGCTTTTAGTTGAAAGTGACTGGAAAACTTACTATGGGTCAAACAAACACTTGGTGGAAGATGTAGAGAAAATGGGCGTAGACACGTTCCACAGAGACATACTGCACTTGTGTAAAACACGCGGAGAATGTGCTTATATGGAAGCTAAAGAACAGTTTGATCGAGAGGTGTTATTAACCGATGATTATTATAACGGTATCATACAGATTAAGCTTGGTGGAAACGCAATAAAAAATTTAAAATAGGGGTTTACAAATGCCTAAAAGTGTGTTATAATATACCTATTATGGGAAAATTAATAGACTTTGCAACTGGGAAAGAGATCGAAAGGCCTCTTGACCAAGATGAACTACTAAATGACTTACTAGATGGTTGTATACAAACCGCTCAACATCTTGTAGCTTGTATTGAAGAAGAAATAACTGCTTTATCCTCTGAGGAAGATATTGGTTGGTTACAGGGATTTAATATGAGAGAGGAACAATATGGTGAAGCTAGAGATATGCACGTAATAGTAAATTTAATTCATGCAACATTTGTGAGGTTTCTTGGTTTAGAACATGAATTACAGAAAGATATGGATAATCTCTATGTCAAATTGAAAACACTTGAGGCCAGAAAAAAGATGGATACAGATAATGATATTACTTGATTACAGTCAAATTGCACTTAGCAATATTTTTATTCAGAAACTGAATGAAGAAAACATGATTAGGCATATGATACTTAACAGCATTCGTATGTACAATAAAAGATATAGAGACGAATATGGCCAGATGGTTATATGTGTCGATAGTGGAAACAGCTGGCGTAAAGCATTATATCCACATTATAAAGCCAATCGTAAGAAAAATAGAGACAATAATAGTGATCAAGATTGGCCAGAGATTTTCCGAATCTTAACTATGGTTCGAGAAGAAATTCAGCAAAACCTACCTTATAAAGTTATTCAAATTGATACATGTGAAGCAGATGATATTATTGCTACACTTGCATTACAAACACAAGAGTTTGGACAACACGAACCAGTAATGATTGTATCTTCTGATAAAGACTTTATTCAACTGCAGAGATATAAAAATGTTAAACAATTTTCTCCAATTCAAAAGAAAATGGTTACGGACAAGAACCCACTTACATATATGTGGAATCATATTATGCGTGGCGATGCTGGAGACGGCGTCCCGAATATATTATCCGCAGATGATACCTTTGTTACAGACGCCAAACAGACACCGCTCAGGCAGACCAGAATTGATGAATGGATTACCAACTCTGATAATTTGAGAGAAGTAATGCCACAAGAGATTTTTAGAAATTACCAAAGGAATAAAAAGTTAATTGATTTGACTGAAGTTCCTGAGGAACTAAAAAGCCAAATCCTAACAACTTACGAAGAACAGAAAGTTCCAATGAAGATGAAGGTTTTGAATTATTTAATTAAAAAAAGATGCAATCATTTGATTGATGTAACAGAGGAATTTTACAATGGATAAACCAGTAATAAAAGTATTAAGAGAGACATCTAGGCTCAAAACTAGAGAAGAAAGAATTGCCAACTTGCAGAAGCATGAAAGTGGCTTATTAAAAGACATTATCAGAATGAATTTTGATGATGCAGTAGTGTGTATTTTACCAGAAGGTCTACCAGAAGTAGAGCTAGATAAGAAAGGTAAAACCACACTTGAAGAACACTATGATGATTTTAGATATTTCTTTAAAACCAAGTGGTCAGAACAAATCAAAAATTTTGAAAGACAAAACAAATTTCTTCAGCTATTGCAGAGTGTATCTGCAGGTGAAGCTGAAATGCTATGTAAAGCGAAAGATAAGAAAATGAAATACGTAGGCATCACCAAACCACTATGCCAGGATGCATTTCCCGGTTTAATAGTGAAGTAGGATATATTATGATAGTAATAAAGCTCATAACTAACATAAGGAACGCATTTATGAATTGTCAAGAAATTGAACGCTTAAAAAGAGATCGTAATGAGACTGTGAACTATCGTAGAAAACTATTGAAGAAGGGCAAAGAAGTCCTTGCCTATAAAATGCAAAAAAAGGTAGATTATATTACCGAAACAATTAAATTTATGCAGGCCGCTGGAGGTTAATTAAATTAGTAAACCCCTAGTTTTTTAAATTAGGGGTTTACAACTCTTGCTTTATGTGATATAATACATATTATGAATATATTTGTACTAGACAATGATCCAATAATCGCAGCACAGTTGCAGTGTGACAAGCATGTAGTAAAAATGATTGTCGAATCTGCACAGATGTTATCTACTGTACACCGAATGCTAGACGGTACAGAACTAAGAAAGCCCTCCAAATCTGGCAAGACACAGGTTAAATATTACCAATTGTCTGACAATAGAGAGGATATATTATATAAGGCAGTGCACTTTAATCACCCATGCACAGTATGGTCAAGAGAAAGTTGCTGTAATTATTCTTGGCACTATGATCATTTTATTGCACTCTGCAACGAGTATAAATATAGATATGGTAAGACACATTCAACTGATACTAAATTGAGAAAGATACTAAAAACCCTTCCAGCTAATATCAATCGAAATGGTGGTATGACTCCATTTAAACTAGCAATGAAATCTAATCCCGAATGTGTTGTTCATGGATTAGGTGGAACAGATGCAGTAAAATCATACCAAAAGTTTTACAAAACTAAAGAAGCCAGGTTTAAAATGGCCTGGACTAATAGAAATATACCGGAGTGGTTTATTAATGCTATATGATTTTGAAAATATAGAAACAGGTGAGGTTAAGGAATATTCAATGCGCCTTGCCGATTATGATGAATTTATTAAAAATAATCCCCATCTAAAACGAGTAATGTTAAAAGCACCCCAGACCATTGCTGGAACGGGTAGTGTTGTTTCCAAGACTGATGACGGATGGAAAGAAGTTCAACAAAAAATGAAAAGGGGTTTACCCCCTAGCCTCAGAGACAATATCAGAGAAAAATAAATGAGTCAAAACAAACCAAGTAAACTAAGACTTGAACACTTAGTAAAACTAGAACCACTTACTGCCAATCAAGCAACAGCATTTGCTAAATATAAAGAGGGATCAAATCTTGTATTAACAGGCTGTGCAGGCACCGGTAAAACTTTCATAGGTTCTTATTTGGCCCTAGAAGAGGTCATGGATAAGGACACACCATACGAAAAGCTAATTGTTGTTCGTAGTGCAGTTCCCACAAGAGATATGGGATTCTTGCCAGGTACTATGGAAGAAAAAGAAGATGCATATACAGCACCTTATAAAGCAATTATCAATGATTTATTTGAAGATAAAGGTGCATGGGATAAGTTGACTCAAAGTAAAAACATAGAGTTCTTAACAACTTCGTTTATACGAGGTTTAACTATTAAGAATGCTATTGTAATAATTGATGAAGCTCAAAACTGTAACTATCATGAATTATGCTCAGTCATTACAAGGCTCGGTGATAATACAAAGATGATAGTATCAGGTGATTATTACCAATCTGATTTTAGACATAATAATGATAAAAACGGAATTGGTGAATTTTTAAAAATATTAGATGCAATGAAATACTTTGACCGAATTGATTTCGGTTGGGAAGATATTGTTCGTAGTGGGCTAGTTAGAGACTTCTTGATGACCAAGGAGTTAGTAGAAACAGGAAAACTATGATAAAAAAACTATGGAAAAGATTTCATAAATTTATGAAATCAGGAAGACTAAATAAAGTATGCAAGATGGCAGGAGTACAAAAATAAGATGTTTATACATGAACCAGTTGATTTAGGATACGAAGACCTAAAGTGTGAAACTAAACCTACAGGTAGGAAATATATTTCGCCTAATGGTAAAGAATATCCGAGTATTACTACGGTTCTGTCTTTACTCTCTCGTGATTCTATTGCAGAATGGAGAAAAAGAGTCGGTGCGGAAGAGGCCAATCGAATAAGTAGAACGGCCTCTACCCGCGGCACAGCAGTACACAATCTGCTGGAAAAGTATGTGGATAACGATCCAGATTATGCCAAAGGTGTAATGCCACATATCCTACAATCATTTCTTGATGTTAAGGATGTTCTGGACACTAGACTAAATAAAGTCTATGCACAAGAAGCTCCACTATTTTCAGAACATTTAGGTCTGGCAGGTAGAGTGGATTGTGTTGGTGTATGGGATGGTAAAGATGCCATTGTGGATTATAAAACATCCCGTAAATTAAAAAAGAAGGAGTGGATTGACAGTTACTTTATGCAATGTTGTGCATATTCCATTATGTGGGAAGAAAGGACTGGTAAACCCATTACTCAATTGGTAGTGTTAATTGCTGTAGATAATGAAGAACCCCAAGTTTTTATTGAACATAGAGACAACTGGACTGAAAAATTATGGAATGTGATTAATGATTATAGACGCGAAAAACTATTTGGGAGATAAAATATGTTATCAGTAGGAGAATTGTTTCCTGTATGCTCACTGCAGGGAATTGATCAAAACAATGAATTTGTGAGTTTTAAAGTGGAAGAAAATTATCAGCCATTAAAGCATGATTGGACAGTAGTATATTACTATCCTAAGGACTTTACCTTTATTTGTCCGACAGAAATTGCCGCTATGGATATGTTGGTAGATGAAGCAAATGTTGTCGGTGTTAGCGGCGACAATGAGTTTTGTAAACTAGC